GGCGAGACGTTTACCTACGACGAAACAGACTACACCGTCCAGGCGATCCTCGCCAACGACGGCCTAACGGTTAAGGCGGTGGTCACATGATGCGAGTCGAAATAAGCCCGGACGATCAGAGGAAGATCAAAGAGTATTTTGCAGAATACCAGGGAATCGTCAACAGGGTAACTAAGCGGGCAGTCGATAGGACCATGGGAACCGTCAAAACAACGGTCTCCCGCGTTGCCCGCGAAACGCTAAATGTTAAGAAGCGGAACCTGGACCAGAACATCGGGGTCAAAAAGTATGATTATGCCCAGGCCTCGGGAGTAGTCACGATCTTCGGTGCGTCACTACCCATATTCGATTTCAATCCGGTGCAGGTTTTGAGCGGTATCAAGGTGAAGATAAAGAAAAGGGGATCCGCTAAAGTTATTAAACGCGCATTCATCGCCCAGATGCGAAGCGGTCATGAGGGTGTGTTCCTGCGTGAGTGGCATGGTGAGAGTAGCAGCACATCCGGCAAACGATGGAACAAAGGGGTGAAAAGGCGCGTTAGCCCAAAAACAATCCCCGAAAAATGGCGGCTTCCGATGCACGAACTATGGACCACCTCCTTACCCGAAGCGGTCGGCGATAAGATGCCCATGGATCAGATCCTGGCGGACGCAGGCGATAACCTCCACAAGAATCTTGAACGGGAGATCAATTATGAACTCTCGAAACTGTAGGAGCGGGGCATGAACACGATCCGAGAGCTGATCATCCTTGAATTCCTGGCCAGGGCCGCTGTCATCCGGACGACCGGCTCCCCGCAGGCCTACGCGACGGATATCGGTGAGAAGGTTATCAGGGCGCGGACCTTGTCGGCCCCGAGCGAGGCCCCCTTTCTGAGCGTCTGGCCCCAGGATGAGACGGGTGAAAACAAGAACAGCCAGGTCCTCCACAGGATGCCAATCCTCATTGAGGGAACCAGCTTATTTGGTAAGGAGGCGGTCACTCGGGGGATCGAGCTCGTCGAGGAGGATCACTCCGTCATCTCCGAGCGGATACTGGGCGACCTGATCAAGGCCTTTACAAGTCCGTCCTGGGACAGGCGGCGACCCGTCGCCGGCTCCTCGCCCACGACATATCTGGACCCCTACGCCGATTCGATCGTCTATCAGGCAGGCGGACCCAGAGCGACCCCGGAGGCCGCTCATGTCATGGTCGGCGCATCGGCCACGTTCCTCGTCAGCTATTGGACAGCGATTGGAGACCCTTATAGCCAATGAAATTAGACATCCTGATCATAACCGGCGCCGCGCCCTGTGTCCTTGACGACATGAACGCCTTTGTCTCTTCGATACTCAGGGAATGCGACTATATGGCAATCGGCCTGGACGCCGTTGACAAGTATCCCCAGCACATCAAGTATATGGCTACCTATCATCCGGCAGAAATCCCGGAGATCAAGGCCCGCCGCGAATCCATCGGCGGCAATACCGATTATGAGATCATTTCCCATGTCAGCCAGGCGGGCGTGAACATCGTCGAGCCCCTTCTCCCCGGCGAACGTTCCGGATCTTCGGCTCTCCTCGGCGCATTGGCTGCGATCAAACTTGGCTACACGCGGATCATCCTTTGCGGTTGCCCCCTGACAGGGAAGAACAGCAAAAACAGCGCCTACGAATCTTTCCGCATCGGCTGGGAACAGAAGAAAGACTACGTGGCGGATCGCGTCCGCTCCATGTCCGGCTGGACCAGGGAGCTATTGGGCACACCCACGGAGGAATGGCTGAATGGTTGAAAACACCACAATCCAGATGATCATCGTCGGGTCCGCTCCATGCGCTGAGGCGGATATTGCCAGGCTTCCTCGTATGGGGCAGCGTAAATGGATGGCAATCGGCATGGATGCAATAGACAAATGCCCCGGCCGGATTGACTATATCGCGACGAACCACCCCGAGGACATCCCCGTCATCCATCGGATCATGAGGGAGCGGAGTGAAGCGGCGGGTGGTAATACCGATTACCAGATCATCGGCCCCCTGGTTGATTCCGTTTCGCCCCAGGGATACGACATCCTTGAACCATACCGCCCACCGTCCGGATCGAGTGCGATCACCGGCGCCATGGCCGCGATTACAATGGGCCATGAGCGGATCATCCTTTGTGGCTGTCCCCTGACCGGCAACGCTCCGGAAGGAAACCCGTATGAAGCCTTTAGGCCCGGCTGGATTGCAAACAAGGATATGCTTTACGGAAGAGTCACCTCAATGTCGGGATGGACAAGCCTGGTATTCGGGGAACCTGTCCGGGCAACTATCGGCGCCTGCTGGGATGGAGGAACCTATTATCCACCCGAGTATGTGAATCGCCTGTTCTATGCCTGCCGACGGAACACGGATATCCCGTTTGACTTTGTTCTGTATGTGGGACCCCTCGCAGAATCGCCGGGAAGATTGGACGAAATCGATTCCGCGATCCGCGTTATCCCGGTTGGCCTGCCCTATTGGTGGAGCGGCCTTCGCTTCTGGGACGGCAATGCTCCGGGGATATTCACGGATACCCTACTTTACCTCGACCTCGACCAGGTTATCGTGGGCAGTTTAGACGACATCATCGATTTCCCGTCAGACCATGCCTGCATGAAGGATTGGCCGACAGGGCTGTACCCCGGCAAGGAGAAGGATGCTTGCGTGTCCACGACGTTGATTCGCGCCGGCGCCGGTCAGAAGGTATGGGACGAATACTTGAAAGCGGGCGCGCCTGCCTGGAATCCCCTGGGGCCGGTCAAGGGACCGCTCCCCATGGCCTGTCAGGAAATCGTCAACGGGCCACAGTACGGAATCAAGAAAGATTTGTTCCCCGAGAATTGGGTTTGCTCGTACCGGCTCGAAGTCCTCAAGCGGGGGCTTCCCCATGATTGCCGGATAGTTGCTTTTCACGGTCAGCCTAAACAGGCGGCGTGTCTGCATGAACCATGGGTAAGGGAGAATTGGCGATGAGCGAACGTCTTCCATTCAACCGCCGCGGGCTTGACGTCACCATCTATCCACTGGCGAAGATCATTCAGCCGGAACGGATCTCCATCGGGAACCATGTAATCATCGATGATTTCTGCTTTATCGTCGGCGGGCAGAAAACGGAGATCGGCGACTATGTCCATTTGGCTTCCTATGTCTCCCACACCGGCGCCGGCGAACTCACCATCAGTGATTTCTGTCAGGTTGCCCAGGGGACATGCTTCCTGACCGGGACGGACGATTTCACGGGCGTATGGGGCGGCATCCCCAGCCCGACGATTCCCCCGAAATACCGGTTTCCGAAGCGGTCGTTTATCCGGATGGAGAAACATTCCATGATCGGTCAGGGTTCGCGGATCATGCCCGGCGTCACGCTCGGCGAAGGATGCGCCATAGGCTCAATGTCTCTCGTCTTGAAGGATATGCCGCCCTGGACAATCTGCACGGGGATCCCCGCGAAACCGATCCGGGAAAGAAAGAGAGACATGGTGTTGAAGTGTGAGGAAGAATTAAGGAAAGATAATGCCCGGCCACTGGTCTCGATATGCTGCATGGCCTACAATCAGGAGAAGTTCATCCGCCAAACCCTGGATGGCTTCCTGATGCAGAAAACGACCTTCGACTTTGAGGTACTAGTTCACGACGACGCCTCGACAGACGGTACGCAGGCGATTCTCCGCGAATATGAGCAACGTCACCCCGGCATCGTAAAGCTGATCATTCAGCCGGAAAACCTATACTCCCAGACGGGGATCTACCCCATCATGAACCTGTACCGGGCCGCCCAGGGGAAATATATCGCGGAATGCGACGGCGACGACTACTGGACAGACCCCCGGAAGCTGCAAAGGCAGGCTGATTTCCTGGAAACAAACCCCGATTATGCCATGTGCCATCATAACTATCATATCCTGCAGGATGGTTTTTTCAAGGAACCGTCAAGAGGCAATGCCCCCAAAGATTTCACATCCCTGGAATTGATTGGTTACACGGGCGCAGGCCACGGAATCGGCCTTTGCACCCGGATGTTTCGCAACCGCTACAGCGCGGAAACGGCGACGGATATCGAGGCCATGATGGGCGATTATCCCATGATTGTCTATATGGGCACCATCGGCAAATGCAAGTTTATCGAAGGCATCGCGCCTTCCGTCTATCGCCGGAAGCACGGGACGAATTCATGGTGCAGCCTGCCCCCTGACGTAATGGCGCGCCGAACGGCGGAAATGCACAAGCGCATTTATGACTGGTTTTTGAAAAGCGGAAATCACCGGAATATCGAGATCCGGAAAGGGTTCGTGGAGGTCCAATGTCGATAGGTGTCCATCGCATAACCGCCGAGTTCGAGCAGGCCCTGGCCGATTACACCGGCGCGAAGTATGCCGTCGCCGTGGATAACCAGAGCAACGCCCTCTTCCTTTGTCTCAAATATGAGGGGGTGGAAGGCAAAGAGATTCTTATCCCGGCCCGGACGTACCCCTCGGTTCCATGCGAGATCATCCACGCCGGCGGGAAAGTCAAGTTTGTCCCGTGGCCAGGTAATACCTTAAAAGGCGCCTATCCGCTGAAAGGCTCCCGCACTTGGGACAGTGCATTGCGGTTTACGGCGGGGATGTATTTACCGGGGACATTCATGTGCCTGAGCTTTACTGGACCCTACAAACACCTGAAACTATCCAAAGGCGGCGCGATATTGACGGACGACTATGCGGCGTATCTCTGGTTCAAGCGGGCCAGGTTCTCCGGCCGGCGCGAATGCTCTTATCACGATGATCATTTTGATCAAATCGGCTGGAATTTTTACATGATGCCTGAGCTGGCGGCTCGCGGCCTGCTGATGATGACACAGTTTTACAACCTGGACGGCACTCCGAAGCATAACGAAGACATAGAGATCCCTTACCCGGACCTGAGCAGATTCGCGATCTATGGTGGAGGTGGCGCATGACAAGCGCGGAAGTTTA